AAAAGAATCACGGCGCGAACCACCTTCAGGCTGCGGAGCCTTCAACCCCGGCTTGCCCGGATTGGCAGCATTATAGGAAGCGCGACCCTTAGCATTTAAACCGCCCTTGGGGTTCTTGCCTTCTTTACGCTGCCATGCCGGAGACTTAGCCATAGAACACCGTTGCGGTTGTGCCTGTGCCATTTGTTACATAGATTCCACTCTGGGCAAGAATTCCCTCACCCGGAAATAACATATATAACGAACCAGCAACAGCGGCAGGAGTAAATGTGAATAGAGTAGCACCACCATTGCCATCAGCAATAGTGATTGCGCCAGCACTAGACGTATAAGTCAAAGCAACAGCCTTAACTCGACTTCTATAAGAAGTTACGGCTGTGCTTGCTGCTGCCCCCGCAGTTCCGGCCTTAACATCAGTTTGCATCGTCATGACGCACCCCTATTAAGCAGCAGTGGTAACGTTAGTCCAAGTCGTCGAACCGGTCGTATTTACATACAGGCGGGTGCTAGTCGAAGAACCATCGGTACGGATGTACAGCGAACCTTGAGCAGCCGACACGGTCGGTGCGCCCGAACCCACATAGATGCCCAGACCAGCGGTGGTGGTGGCAAGGAACGCAGCAGCGCCGCCAGCAACAACAGCTTGGTTCGAGTCAGCGGTGATGTTGCCAGTAGCCGATAAGGTGGTGACGGAAGTTGCAGCGCCGATGGTCGAAGTGGTGGTGACTGCGCCAGTGGTCGAGTCAACCGAAATAGTTTGGAAGCCGTTCTGCGAGCGAACTGGTCCATTAAAAGTGGTATTAGCCATTTAAATCTCCGTGTTGTAGCACTAACTCCATTATCTCTACAAAGTCTGCTAGGTCAGTTAATGGAGTTGATTTCCTAGTATTAACAAACTACATCATTTAAACAAAAAAATAAAGGGGCCGAAGCCCCTTTATTCTTACAACAATTAAGCGCCTTGCGAACCGAACATACCGAGCGGGTCCGACCAGCCGAACGAATAACGCTCGCGGGCCTTGTAACGCACGTTGCCGGTATCAAAGTCACCGTCCATCGAGGTGGACAACGGCATACGTTCAAAATGCTTCATGCCGTTCGGAACGTCAGTCGTCAGGAACCAGCCGTTGGTGTCGGTCAGGAAGTGGTTAACGGTGTAACCTTCCGGAATCGCACCATTGTTCTTGATGGCGTTGATGTCGTTATCAGCCGTCGAAACACGCAGTTCGGTTTCGAGCAGGCGGGTAGCAACGAACATCAGTGCCGGGGGAACAATCAGCTTACGCGGCTTGGCAGCAATCAGCAGACCACGTTCGTCGGTCCAGCCAGCGATTTGAATCACTGCTGCTTCCAACGAGGTTTCATTCAAGTCAGCTTGAACAGCCGGGGTGTTGCTATTGGTGCCACCCGAAACCAGCGGGTGAGCGGTGTTAAACAGCGACACGCCATCGCCACCCGGATAAGCCGAGTTGAAGCCATTGTTCAGAACATTGGCAGACTTGACTTGCTTGGTGTACGACATGGCACGGGCCAGAGCCTTGGTGTAACGCGACGACAGCGAATCGTAGAGGTTGTCTTCGATTGCTTCTTCGGTCAGCGAGAAGCCAAGAGCGATGGTTTCGTGGTTATAACGGGTCGTGAATGCTTCTTGACCGTTGTCATAACGAATCGAAGTGCCTTCGTTCTTAACCGGAGCAGCCGAGAAACCCGACAGCTTGGTTTCTTCTTCAAAGCTACGTTCCGAAGTTTCGGTTTCGTAGATTTCCTTATGCTCTTCGCCGTAACGCTTGTACTCCAGACCGAACAAAGCGTTCAGGCCCGGCAGCAGTTCTTTCAGTAATTGTGCGCGAGAAATAGCCATGATTTAGCTCCTTAGACGCCAGTGGTGTTGAAATAGCTGTGGAAACTGCCGTTCCAAGCAACCAGAACTTCGGGGTAGCCGACAAACGACAGAACCGAGCTAGAAGCCAGAGTAACTGCGGCATCCAAAGTCAACGTGGTGGTAGACACGTTAATGACGGTTGCGTACTGACCAGCCAGAGTGCCGGTACCGGTCGGGCAAATCAACTGCATACCCGGGGTCAGGCCGGTAACAGCAGCAGTCAGGGTCACGGTAGCCGACGAACCCGAAGTGCTACCAACGCCAGTCAGGGTTACAGCGGTTTCCGGAACAACACCAACTACACGCCACGGCAGAGCCGAGGTCACGCGGTCGCCAGCACCCGAAGTACCCGAGGTAATCACAGCGCCCGAAACCGATTGGGCCGAGTTGCCAGTAGTCGTGCTACCAGTAACGCCGCCAGCGCCACCAACCATGTACACGTTGGAACCGATGTAGTACGGGTTCAGGTAGCCAACGGTGGTGCTGGTGTTAGCCAGCGAGGTGCCTTGAGTCGTAACCACAGCCTTCATCAGAGCGCGCGGGTCATCAACAATGATGGCTTCGGCGTCATTGGCGGCGGTGCTTGCGGGCCAGTATTGGGCAAACAGCTTTTGGCCGGTGGTCGGGCTGGTGTACGAACAACCCAAGAAAATACCAATCGTGCCAGCAACAGCGGTGCCCGGCGACGAAGCGGCGGACATCGACGAACGAACGATGGTACCGCCAGAGATTTGAACTACGTCACCGTAGAACAGGTTTTGGCTGTAAGCGTACTCAATCGGCAGCTTGCGGGTAGCGCCAGCATACGGCAACCCATCAAGGCGATTGACCGGCTTAAACCCGTAGGGGGCAGAAACAGTCGGATATGCCATTTTGAACTCCTTGTTTGTTGATTAACTGCGTTCAGAAAACTTGGGCATACGCCGGTCGTTTTCACGCATATAACTTTGTTCAACCGATTCCATTTGGTCGCGGTTGATTTGTTGGTAATACGAATTGCGTTGGTCCACCATTTCTGAGGGCATCTTGCAAAGTGCAAGCCCACCGATTTCGACGTTGCCGCTCGTTTGAGCCAACATCAATTCGGGATGGTCTTCAGCCTTTACCGGCTCCCAGCCTTCACGGAAACGCGCACTGACATTTGTCGGGTCAGTATTTCCCATCAAACTGGTGCGAACCCAACGGAACTTATAGCCTTCCTGCGGATTCGGCGTAGGAAGCGTTGAAGGCGGCGTCCAAGAACGCTTGCGTTCAGTAGTTTCACGGTTGTCCAAACTACGCGGGCGACGATTATCCATTACGCTTCTCCAGTTCAATCTTTTGTTTTGCATAAACTTCTAAGGGCAAGCCAAGCCGTTTGGCGATAGCAACTTCACTAGCCTTAAGCTCAACTCGTTTTGAGGGGTTGCTTCGCGTGGCAGGTGCTACCACCGAAGAGGGGCGCTTCTTTTCCACAGGTTGCTCGGTCTTGCCAAGACGGCTGGGAAAGATGTCACGCAAGCGGGAATCAAGCTCCCGATAATAATCATCACCACGCGGGTCGTAACCCGATGCGACCAAATCTTCGTGCAGCCCCAGAGCGGTTCCGGTCATAACCTTGTCTTTCCAAAACCAAGGATTGGCCTGATGCCACTGCTTGGCTTTGTCATCGACTTGGGGCCGATGTACTTGTTGTTGCGTATTTACATTATGTTCTTCTTCTTGTAAAGCATTAATTTTATATTCATTTAACTTTGCTCTAGTTAATTGTGCAGAGTTAAATTCTTCTTGAGCCATTACCTCGGCTTCAATATCACCAATTGACTTTGCGTCAATCAGTTTCTTTTTGGCGACTTCATATTCAATAGCCGCCTTTTGTTTTGCTGCCTCAAGGTATGCTTCTTCGCCTTGCTTCAACGTGCCTTTAAGCCGTTGATTCTCTTGCATAATTTGCTGTGCAATAACAAGCGCTTCTTCGCGCTCACGCATTGCGGTTTCTTTAGCGCGGCGTTCATCGTGCCGTGCGTGAGACAGTTCCTTGATGCGCTTCTGTACGTTTGAACTGTACTGTTCAATTTCATCGTCAGCCGGGTCTTCTACTTCCTTTTCCAACGGCTTTCGGTTTCGGTCTTCTTCGGGCGTGTCGTCAACGACATCAATTTCAATTTCATCGCCCTCAACTTCAATATCTACTTCCGGTTTTTCGTAATTCTCGTCCATGATTTTTCCTTAAGCGCGCGTATAACCACGCGGGTCTTGCACGACTGCTTCAACCGAATCATCATTGATGAGGCGGAATTCACGACCGTGGATTTTGAAGCGGGTGCCTGAATATGCGCGGGTAAGGACAAAATCGCCTTCCTTACAATACGGACCCGTTGGGAAACGGCCTTGGTCCAAATAACAATCCGGACCCATCTTTACAACAAACAATACAACCGACGAATGCTCTTCGGTTTTAACTGTGGTGTCTGCTTTAAGAATGCCATTTT